AGTAGGGCTTCTTCGTCTTGCCATTGACCCAGGCATAAAGCGTGTGCGGGTTCAGCTCCGCGCTGCGGGCGATATGCTCGATCGGCTCGCCGCTGTCCTCGATCGCCGTTCGGATCTCGTCGATGATCGAATGCTTCTCGACAAAGTTATAGCTGCGGTGAAGCTTAAGGGGTCCGGCCATGGGTTCCTTCCAAGAGTTGAACGGGCTTGCCTTCGTAGGCGAGCTTGATCGGCTCGCGCGCGGCCTCCCAGACCGTGCGCCCGTCCGGCATGACAATGTCGCCGACGAAAGCTTGCTCGAAGGTCACGATCTTGGCCTCGACTCCGGCGAGCTTGGCCTTCACGAGGAGGAGCAAAGTCCGCCACTTCTGCGGGCCGCTCCGGTCGAGGTCGGACACGATGACCGAAAGGCGAATATGACGGTCGGCGCAGAGGAACTCGATCCGCGCCTGCTGACCCTGCCAGCCCGCGACGAATCCTTTGGCGCCGTACTTCTTCACCAGCCGCTCGATCTCGATGCGGGTTTTCTCGACCGGGACCTTGGTCTTGGCGGCGAAGCTGGCCATCACGCTCCCACCTTGTCGGCGACCACGCGCCATGCTTTGAGCTGCGCCAGGGAGACCTTGGCCATCTCGTCTGGGGGCAGCTCATTCACCCAGCGTTCCAGATCCTGGCGACCGCGCTTGGCCATCTCGTCGCCGAGCTGGGCAATGTTGGGGGTCAAGAGATCAGGCCCCGCCTGGGCCTTGCGAGGTGACCCACCGGGAGCTTGCGAGGGGGTTACCGCCGCTCCCGGTGGCGCTTGCGAGCCTGCGGTAGGCTCGGGCTTCGGAGTGACGGCTTCTGGTTCTAATCCGCCGTCACGTTCTCCGGGGCCAGGGGGATCGGCCCCGAACTCGTGCGCGGCCCCCTCGACTTCAGGGTGCCTACTCCCTGAAGCGTCATCGGAGACCGCGCTGTTCTGAGGCGGAGGAGTCTTAGTCTCGTCCTCAGAAGGGGGGAACTCGCCGGTATCTGGGTCGACTCCTGCGAGAAAGTCTAGACGGGACGATAGCTCGCGGGGAGCTTGCATGCGCTCGCCGCGCTCTCGCTCCACATCATACAGCTCATCGTCACGCGACAGCAAACCGAGGATATCGCTGGACATTGGGAGTTGCTTGGCGTGGCGGCGCGCGACCGTCTTTTTCGCCATTTCAGCGAATGATTTGCGCCACGCGGGGCTGAACTCACCTTTGCGGTTCTTGCGCGCATACATGTCGCGCACCAGTTCGACCTCCACGCGAGACATGACGTCCCGGCTTTTGTCTCCGCCTTTGATCGTGGCGACCGAATAGACATGGGTCAGCGGGCCGGACTCGATGTGGGCGCGCAGCCGCTTGTTGTAGTCCGCGTCGGACTCTTCAGCGCCGCGCTGCAGCTCGCGCGGCATCCAAGGCTTGTGTTTGATGAACGGATTGTCGCCCAGCTCGAAATCAAACATGTCCTTGGCGAAGACCGCCGTCACGTCCCAGGACGTCACCTCGCCCGTGCGCCGGACCTTCTTCCGGACGCCGCCGATCATCGGCATCCATGTCACCTTGCCATCGAAAGCGACCAGAGCGCCGTCATGGCCGTCTGGCACGAGCCCATCGCTGGCGGCCTTGAGCGCCGCGTTCATGAGCGAACGCCGATCGCAGTTGAGCAAATCCGGATTAAGGTTGATGGCGGTCAGGATGACGCGGGCGAATTTCTTGGGCGAGATGCCGCTTCCGGCCAGGGCGGCCTCGAATTGGGACATCTTCTGCCCCAGCTCCTGGGCGACCGTCAGCGATTGCGATGATGACCCCTGCGCGGCTCCATTCGTCATCAGGCGGCTCCCTTGATTATGGCTTTGGCCAGATCTAATGGGCGAAACCCATAGTTGGCGTCGTAGATCCAGAGCCATCCGTCGCCATCGTCCTCCCATTTGCTGTCGGCCAAGAAGAAATCTGTGATGATTTTGGCTAGCTCTTCAGGGATTCGCTCATTGGCCATCTGCGACTCCTTTCACTTGCAGCAGCGGATATTGCTGCGGCTTCACGGTGTAGGCTTTTTTCTTCACGACCTTGACGGTGACGATCGCCCCGCCGCTGCGCGCGCCTGGGGCGTTGCCGAGCTTGGCGATGATCCGCGCGTCGAGAGTCCGGCGCTGATCGGCGGCGCTCTCTCCGGCCTTCTCGACTTGTTTGAGCTGCGCTCGCTCGGCGAGGATCTCGCGGAACTCGACGTCCGGCGTCAGGTCGATGAGCGGCCCCCGGCCGTCCTCATAGAGGTCGAAGACCAGTTTGCGGTCGCGGCCGAAATCGGGGTCGTAAGGCTCGTTGGCGGAAACCCGGCGCCACAGCTCGGCGGTTAAGTCTTCGACCTTGTGGATGAGGTGCGGCTTGAGCGGGATGTCGATATAGGCCAGCTCGATTCCGCCGTCGCCGAGCCTCAGAGCGGCGACTCCTGCCCATGTCGCGCCGGTCAGATAGGCCTCGATCGAGGCCTGCACGGCGACCCAGGTTGGGACAGCGATATTCCCGTGCTCGTCATGCCAGCGACGGCGGAAAGCAAATTGCCCGACTGTTTTGATCTGAATGATTCCGGACCCATAAATTTCGGGCCGGGTCCCATCGACGTCGGGCGTGCAACCGATGCGAGTCTCGTCATCCCAAACATAGAGCTGAGTCTTGTTCAGCTCCCACGTTGGGTTCTCTTCGCGCAGGATGTTGAGGACGACCGGCTCGAATAGGCGCCCGCGGCGCATCGTCGGGTTGTCCTCCGGGTCGCCGATCTTCTCGCACTTCAACGCCCACAGCTTGAACGGAGTTAAAGTAGGATGGATGTCCGGACCAAATAACGCCGCGGCCTCGCTCGCGTTGACGTTTTTGCGTCGCCGCGCGAGCCATTCCTCTCGGCTTCTAATAGGCCAGCTGTGGATCATTCGGACTCGGCCCTCACGGCGCGGGTTTTGGCGTTGGTCAGCCATTTGCGGACCAACGCCTTGTGGCCAATCTCCGCGTCGTCCCAGCTCGAATAGCGCTCGCAATCGAGCACTTCCGGGACGTGCATCCGCTCGCCGTCGCCCCAGTCGATGGTGCGGCCCTCATCGACGAACACCATCGTTTCGAAGACGGTCGGCGGCCCACCGCCCCAGAAGCGATGATCGATGCCCAGGAACACCGTGCTCACCCACTTGGTCTCGTTGCCGGTGCGGGCGACGATCACGCGCTCGCGGTCTGCAATGAACTCGCCCCACTCAATCAGCGAATAGCAGGGGATCGGCGTATGCCCCTCCTCGCCGCCGAGAATGTACTGACCGCACCAATGCAGATCGGGGAAGTCAGTCATGAATCGTTCGGGCTGCTTCTTCATGTTTCGCCACCAGACTCCAGAGCCCATTGGGGCTGCGCTGAATCTTGCCCTCGGTCTGCCACTTTGAGATCAGGCTGTTGAGCGTCCCTTGAGGGAGGCCTGCCTCGCCGATCGCGGTGCGCAGCTCGCTCCACCGTTTCGGCCCAGTCTGCAATGTCCGCTCAAGGACCTCCTGGCGCTTGGCGCCGTTGGCGGTGAGCCGCCTTTGCACCTTGGGCTTCGGCTCCGCGCCTGGGCGCGCGCTCATGCGCTTTATCTGGCTCCGTGGAGCCGGAGCGGGCAGGGCTGGCTGATCGAGCGGCTCGACCTGAAGATAGGGATCTGGGTTGTCCTTGCAGGCTGCCTCAACGACGGCGGCTAAATGGCCAGCCCCGACTGTGACATGAATCCTGTAACGCATGGCTCTTTCCTCATCCCCTGCGGGGGCGGCCGACTTAGACCGCCCCCGACCTCCCGTGGACCGATCAGCTCGTGGCGCGCGCCTTCGGCCTACGTCGAATGTCTGTCCCGACACAGCGCACCGATTCAGCCGAGCGAGCGGACCGATGGGATAATGAGTTTTGCAGTTCGTGCAACTCCGATCAAGGGGTGATTTGCATTGACCGCAAGTCGGCGCCGGTTATGGTAGCGCGCCATGCGGCTAAGCGAGTTCCTCGCCAATAACGGCTTAACCCCCGAGCAATTTGCGAAGAAGGTGGGCGTCCACCCGACCACGATTTACCGTGCGCTGAAGGGGGTGACGATTCCAAAGCGCCAAAACATGAGGCGAATCATAGAAGCGACCCAAGGCGAGGTCGACGTCTATGACTTGATGCATGCCGTAACCGTGCAACCAAAACCGAGGGAGCGAGCATGATGGATCGTCCAAACGGCCCGAGCCAGGAAGAGGCAGAAGAGGTCGTAGCCAGAATTGAAGGGTCCATGGAGGATCTGCGCTCCGAGAAAGCCCTCTACGCGAACCGCTGCA